GTCATTTTTTAGCGCCCGCGAAATTGGCTTATGCCCCAATGGGTTTGGCGATCTGCCCGGCCGCACAAAGGCCGAGAGTCTGGCCAACGTTGGTTTGAGGTTAAGTGGTTGGCGCGCTGCCGGTTAGGATGCGGGCACGTTAACGCCGATCAGGCGTGACTCCTGTCCAGGTTGGACAAGGGTCGAATCGGGAACGAAGGCAGGACAGGCTGGGAGAGGTGCAGGTTAAAAGCCCTGCAGAGCTTGCTGGCGCGCTCGTGGGTGCGACTTTGGGGCGGCCCGCTGGGACCATGGCCCGGCGGGTCGTCGCCGCTGAGCGGCCGAGGGAAAAGGGATGAAGCTGGCAATCGAGTATCGGCAGGCTGAGGCGCTCAAGCCCGATCCGCGTAATGCGCGGCTGCATTCGGACGCACAGATAGATCAGATCGCGACGTCCATTCGCCGGTTCGGGTTCGTCAACCCGGTGCTGGTGCGCGAGGGCGGCGAGATCATCGCGGGCGAAGGGCGCTGGCGAGCGGCACGCAAGCTCGGGCTGGCCGAGGTGCCGGTGATTGAGCTTCGCGATCTGACCGAGACGCAGTGCCGGGCGCTGGCGCTGGCCGACAACCGGATCGCGCTCAACGCGTCATGGGATGCCGAGCTACTGGCGCACGAGATTGGCGCGATGATCGCGAGCGGCGAGAAGGCGAGCGATCTGGGCTTCGACGTCAAGGAGATCGACGCGCTGATGCATCCTGATGTCGCGACGGTCGAACAGGTCAAGGTCGGCGCGCTGGAAGACCGGTTCTGGATCGCGGTGCGCGGGCCGCTGAAGGATCAGGCGCAGGCGCTGCACCGGCTGCGACAGGTGATGGCGGACTTCCCGGCCATCGAGGTCGAGCTAGGTACGACCGGGTACGAGGAGTGAGACAATGCGCAGATGCGCAGGGGCGGCTATCGGATTGTCTTTCTCGATGTCGGCACTCGCCCGCCGCTCGTGTTTGTCCCCGACCGCCTGATGTTTCTCGCCAGCACGCGGGCCGCCAAGATCAAGAACGCGCAGGCGAGCAAGCCCGCCAAGGTCGAGATCAGGCGCAACGTGCTCGACGCGCTCGGGCGCGACGTCGCGGTGTTCGATGCGTTCGCGGGTGCGGGCGAGATGTATCGCAACGTCTGGCACGAGGCTCGCGCGTGCGTCGGCTGCGACCTCGACTGGCATCGCGACGAACGCGTGGCCTACGTCGCCGACAATCGCCGGGTGATGCGCTGCATCGATCTCGGCGCGTTCGCGGTCTTCGATCTCGACGCACACGGGTCGCCGTGGGAGCAAGCGACGATCCTGGCGGCGCGGCGCAAGGCGGCACCGGGCGAGCGCATCGGCCTCGTGCTGACCGACGGCTCGGGCCTCGACGTGAAGCGGGGCAACCTCTCCTACGCTTTGGCGCATCTTGTCGGGATGCCGCGCCACGTCACCGGCGCGATCCGCTGGCACGACGAGATCATCACGCGGGCGATCAACGAGGTGGCGCGGCGGATGGGGTGCGAGATTGAGACGCGCTGGCAGGCTGGCAAGGGCAAGGGCGCGGCGGTGGTCTACGTCGGCGTGGTCCTGCGCGGGCGCTAGTGCTGCTGCACGAACACGCGCCATAAGATCGCAACGGTCATCGCAAGGTTGAAGCCGATCATCCACTTCACCAGCAAAAGATCAGCGCGAATCTCGGCGATCCTGTTTTCGAAAGCCGCCACTTCCTCGGCAGCTTCGCGCGCAAGATCATCGGATGCATTCGCCGCGCGCAGTGCCGCGTACAGCTTGCCCATCATGATTGCCATTTTCATTTTTCCTCGAACCGATAGAGCCGCCCGTCGCGATCCCTGCAGACCCAGTTGTGCGCGTTCGCTCCCATGCTGAGATATTCCATCCCGTGGGTAGCGCAGACGGCCTGCTGGGCGGGACGCGTCACCATGAAGTAGTTGGCGAACAGCATTCCGAGTCCGAAGAGGGTGAGGGCCGCCACGCCGAGGACAAGAGCCGTTCCATACGTCATTCTAGTGCCCCGTCAGCCTGACCAGCGCGAGCATGGTGCCGACGTTGACGAGCCACGATGACACGACCAAGCCGATGATCCATTTCAGGATGTCATTTTGGCTTCCGGTGATGACGCTGCGCACGTCGGCGATGGCCGCGCGCAACTCGTCCTTGGTCGCTAGCGCCGCGAGATCATCCTTGGTCGCGAGCACCGTCAGATCAGGCAGGCCCGCCGCTTGGTTCACCGCGTCGGCGACGGCTTCGGCCTGATCCTGCGTGAAGCCGTGCTGCCGCAGATCACGGGCGATGGCGAGGGTGTCGAAGCGCGGGTTCATGGCTGCACAAACTTCATGAACGCGGCACCGGCCGCAAACAGTGCTGCCCCAGCGGTCAGTAAACTAACCGCAATCGGCAAAATGAGCACCCACGGCGCGTAGCGGATTTCCTGCCGCTTGCGGTCATGATCCGCATTGATGCGCTTTGTGTCGGCGTAGATGCGCTCGTGGTCGGCGAGCATCTGATCGATGTGGGCGATCTTCTCGCGAACATCGAGTTCGACATGCGATTCGGCCGTGGTCATGCATCGAATCCTTTGTGATCGGATCGTAGCACACCGAAGTGGAAAAAACCACCAGCGGTGAGAGCACTGGACCGTCCCCGCTCGCGGTTGTTGACCTCCTCTAGGCTCTCCGCAAGTCGCCGGGGCGGGCCGCGCACTCTTCAGGGTTTGGCGGCTGCGGCCACCGGCACGGGCGTGACAAGCTCCCACTTGTAGCCTGCCGCTTCCATGCACGAGAAGAACAGTTTCTGATTGGTGATCATCGTTCCGTAGCTGGACCCGCCGTAGCCGTTCACGTAGCTGCCGGTCTGCGGCTGCTGTGCCTGTTGAAGGCAGGCATAGCGTTCCTTCAGGAACATCTCTTCGGTAGCGCCCGCTTTCACCCAGTGCATCGGCGGCGGCGGTGCCGTCGCGCAGCCCGCCATGGTCGCCAGTAAGGCCAGCGGAAGCGCCCGCAACACTCTCATTTTGGTCATCCCCCGTTTCTTGGTTGAGATGGTTTTATCCATCGATCAGCCAATGGTCAACGGCAAGCCGCTGGCACCATGGCCAAGAGTTGGGTCATCTCTCGGCACTGGGCACAAAAAAAGGGGCGGCCCGCGAAGGCCGCCCCGATCCTCTGGTCACGACCCCTGCCTCGGCTGTCTCGGGCAGGGGTAAGCCTTGCGCAGCCCGGCGAACGCCGTGACCGACGCCGGGGCCTCAAGCTTTAGCGACGAGTAACCGCGCGCACCGCCCGCCTCTTCGCGCGTGAAGGCGATTACCTCGTTGGCACCGATCTGCAATGGCATGCAAATGCCAGCGAAGCTGACGTACTGCGAGGTTGGGTCATACGTCGCGAGCGCAAGCGCGCGATAGGCATCGGCGATGGCCGCCGCGTAGAAGCTGCAAGCGACCTGATGATAATCGACAGGGCTGTCGCAGTGAGCAAGGAATGCGCTCGTGGTGAAGTAGTCGGCCGCGCGAGCTTGCCCGGTCGCTAGAGTAGCGACGGCCAGGATGGTGGCCGCCAGAGACTTGATCGTGTTCATGGTGGTGGGTGACTCCTTTAGCGTGCGTCTTCGACGCGACAGTTGGCGCTTGCGCCTGCGTCTTTGACCGTGATCATCACTTCGCCATAGACGGTGGCACCAGCGCCGACATTTTCCAGTGTGGTAAAATCGACCGCAAGCGGCCGTTTGTTGGCGTCGAGCAGCGCGCATTGAACCTTGATACTTTTGTAAGGGCGCGGCCCATTGATGAGCGTGAATGTCGTGTTCTGATAGTTGCCCGTGTTGCTGTAGGTGCGTCCCACCGTCACTTTGATGGCATCGTCGGAATCGGCGCTGGCGTTCTGTCCGCTTGCGGCGAGCGCAGCGGCGAGCACGATGGTTGCGAGTATGGTCTTCATGGTCGGTGACTCCTTCATGGGTTTAGGCGCGCAGCGTGCGCACCCGCTCTTCGTACTCTGGCAAGAACGCCGTGTGGATCGCGATGGCGAAATGCGCGCGGTCGCCCGCGTCGTTGAACAGGGCGGTGGGCGGGATCAGGTCGGCCGAGATTTTGTTGGCCTTGCCCTCGTCCACCATCGCTTGCGCGACGATGGCGTCGATCTGGCTGAAGATCGAATAGATTTCGGTTTGCTTTTTCATGGTGGTGACTCCTATCCTTCGGGGCTGGTTGGTAGATGGTCACTGCTCTTTCACGAAGTAGCAGGTGCCGGGACGAATGCTGCAGATCGTATCGCAGCTTTGCTCCTTCCTCTTGAGCAGTTGTGATGCGTAGGTGACGCCGTCCTTGAAGTCGTGGGAGTTGCCAGACCGGTTGCCTTCAACGTGTTTGATCTTACGGACAGCGTCGCCATCGACCTGCATGGCAGGACATTCCTGTGCGATGCCATAGGCGACACCCTTGAGAAACATCACGCTGCGCCCGTCAGCACTGGCCGGAAGCGGGGCCAGCGCCGTTAGACACAACGCTGCTAGGATTGTTCGTCTCATGTTTTTACCCTTCGTAGTCGTCTTGATGAAGATCATAGAGCGTCGTCAGTTCGATCCGAGCGCGACGGCAAGTTGCGCCTATCTCCCCTCCTTCGCTTTTCGGCATCATCTCGATTGCTTCTTTTTCGCGAGCTTCGAGCCAGCGGATCGTAGCCAGAACGGCGTCTTCGGGCATTTCGCTCACGTCGATCATTGGGTGACTCCTTCGTTGGATTTCAGTCGAGTTCGGATTCGTCGCACGCGTCGTAGGCGTCTGGCGCGGGCACGATGGGTTCAAGGCCGTTGGCGATGCGCTGCGGGTTAACCCGCTCGACGCACTCGCGGCAGATCGGCTCGCGGTTGCCATTGATCGGAATGCTCGGCACGCGAACCGGATTGTACGAGAACAATTGTCCGCAATCGATGCAGTGGCTGGTACAGAGAACGTAGGCCATCAGGGTGACTCCAGTGCTTTCGCCAACGCCTCGGTGGCTTCCTCTTGTGACGCGTAGCTGGTGCCGACGTCGAAGGCGCGATACTGCGTTTCGGGCAGCGTTCGGCTCAACGCGACGAATGACCAGTCACGGTCCACGTTGTCTATCAGCACGATGCCAAGCAGCGGGCCGCATTGAAACCAAGCCCGCTCGGTTGTCAGACCGAGCGGCGGATTCGGTCATGAGGTGACTCCTTTCAGTGATGCTGCGGGACGCGCAGTGCGTTGGGATAGTTCGGCGGCAGGTAGCCTTGCAGGTCGCGCTTGATGTAGTGGCGCGCACCGACACGATTGAGCACGTCGAGCATGCGCACCGTGTAGTCGCGCCAGTCGGTCGTCTTTGTCATCGGCAGGTAGTTCACCCGGCCGACCTTGAAGAGATCAATGAAGTCGTGGGTTGCTTCGACAATCGCAATCGACGCATCGACGTCGAGCGTCGGCTCAAGCGAAACCCAGGTGAAGATGCCGCGCTCGTGGAAGGTGCGCAGCGCCGCGATCCGGTCGGCAGGCAGCGCCGCGTTGCGCTCCCACTTCTGCGAGAAGCGGTCGTCAAGCGAGGTGAGCGTGGATGCAAACGCATCGCGCTCCGGGCGGAATAGCTCGACGTCGCGCAGCGCCCGCGTGCCGCCCTTGGTCAGGGTGCAGATCGCCAGCCCGTGCGCGATCAGCGTGTCGAGCGTCGGCCGCGTCAGCGAAATGTCGCTCGGATTGTACGGGTCGGTGGTGAACGACAGCATGACCTGTTCGCGACAGCCGAGCGCCTTGTACTTGGCGGCGTCGGCCCACAGCGAGGTGAGGTAGTCGCGACGCGGGATCGCGCCCGCGTCGAACTCTTTGCGATCCTGATGCGTCACCAGCGGCACGTAGCAGTACGCGCAGCCGTGGCCGCAGCCGCGATACGGATTGGTGGCAAGCGGGGCGTATTCCCCCGCCTGCCCTTTCGGTGCGTAGATGATCCTGCAGCCTTTGACGGACACGCCGTCGTCGTTGAGCGTGATCATGTGATCCTCTGCGATACGACCGGTTGCTCGATCAGCAGCGTGATGGCGACGCGGTCGCGCCGCTTGAGCACGCTGCCTTGCTCCCAGCGAATGACGGTACGCTTAGATACGCCGAGCCGCTCGCCGAACTCGGCCTGCGTGATGCCGAGCCGCTCACGCGCCGCGCGGACGAAGTCGGCGTTGGTTTGCGCGGTGTGCTTCATCGTGTCTCCTCAGTCGTTGATGTTGATAACGATGATGGTGAATTGCGAGTCCGGTTCTGGCACCGGCACCACTGGCGGTGATGTCTTGCATGACCGCATCAGGCACACGATGAAGATCAAGAAGAGGCCGAGCAATATGAGGTGCATGTCACCGGCCCTCCGCGAGATGGTAGACGTTGCCGCGCACATGCACGGCGTTGAGCGGCGGCGCGTCGAGGCATCGGCCCCAACGCCCGCTTAGCAGTCGCACAAAGACGTGCCGCGCAGCGAGCGCGGCAGAGAACTCGCACCGGGTCGCGGTGCGGACAGCGTTCAGGGTTTCCCAGGTCATGGTCGAACATCCTTCCGCCGCACGGCCCGCATGCGCTGGCGCTTGCGCCACGGATCAGGCGGCCGTTCGTCATCGGGACCGGGACCGACGATGGTGAGCACCAGGAGCGGGGGCAGGATGACGCAGCCGATGCACAGCATGCCCGGCAAGCTCAACGGCAAAAGCAGGCCGCGCCTGCCCCTGCCCGTGATCCACTCGTGCATCGTCATCGTCGTTTCTCCTGCGTTGGATCAGTTCCGACCTTGCGCCCGCTTGCGTCATAGATCGTCGTGGTGCCCTGGCTATCGATAGATGCGCGGTTCGTGACGCGCCCGCTCGGATCGTAGAACGTGGTCGCGCCGCCGCTGTCGGTGGCCGAGCGACCCGACACGCGGCCGGACGCGTCGTAGAAAGTGCTGGACTGTGCGAGTGCATCGGCTGGCGCGAACAACGCCAGCACGATGGCGAGACGTGTGAGTGTCATGGTCATGTTTCCTGTTGAGAGTTGAAAAAGAACGTGGCGAACTTGACGATGCGTGGCTTGTGGAGCGCCTGCATCTGGACGCGTGCCCGGCCTGCGGCAACAAGCCGATCAAGCTGGGCGCGGTCGATGCCGTGCAACGCCGCCATCGCTTCGGTGGTGCCGCTCGGCGAACCGCGCAGCATGGCGAGAACTTCACGGTCGGTCATGGCTTTGCCTTTCGCGTGGCCTCGTTGAAAGCCTTGCCAACGATGTTGTGATGCTTCGCTGCCGCGTGGCCTAACGACATGGCGCAGTCGTTGGTGCAGAAGAATTCGAGCACCGCCTGATACGTCTCGCCGTCCCAAACAGCGTAGCTGTGGATGCGCTTCGTGCTCGGGATTTTGTCGCCGTCGTCGTAGTCCCAGCGGTACTGCACGCTGATCACTTTCTGGTTCTCGCGACGCTGACAATCCGCGAGAGTGCGCAGAGTTGAATCGTTAAACCCCAACTGACCCGGCGGGTGGCGTCGCACGGCGTGCTTGCGCAGCGGTTTGCCGCACCAATGACAGAATGGTTGCGTCTTCGCCGTGATCATGACGCACCTCCGTAGACTTCCGCTGTGGCCCAATCGACCTGGGGCCAGTTCGCAGGCTCGCGCGTCTCGCGCCCGCGCTCGAACCGGTAGCGGTTCTCATGCGCCCAGCAAGCGATGCAGAGGATCAAGTTGCCGCCGCCGCCGAGCGGGTAGACGCGAACCTCGCCGGTGGTGGAGCGGCAATGGTTGCCGCTGCAGTTTGGATTCTGTGTCGTGGTGGTCATCGGTGACTCCTGGTTTCGGTTGATTGGCGTGTGTATGACAAATTGTCACCCTCGGGTCAAAAGCGTGCGGCGGGCCGAGAGTGTGCCAAAAGTTGGCTGATCTCTCGCAGCACCCACCTGTGGATAACGCCAATTGACGGTGCAGGACCGTGGCCCTAACCTCCGCACTGTTGGAAGGGTGACTCCACGCAGGTCGCGTTTGCACGCGATCCGCATTCCAACGGGAAAGCCGGGCGGCCTCACGGTCCCCGGCTTTCTCTTTTTCAGTCTTCATCAATCGGTTCGTCCGCCACGTAGTTGGGATCGGACAGCACCTCGGGCCGGTAGTGCGCAAGCTTGCGGCGCTTGCACTTGGCGCAAACGCGGCAAAGCGGAATGCCGCGCGCATCGTGCTCCCACCACGAGCCGTCGTCTTTGGTGTGGGCGTCACAGTCCATTGTCCGACTCCTCTTTCACATCGGCGGCGAGCCACGCGGCCCATGCCTTGTACGTGTTCTTGATACCGAACTCGCGGGCGGTGCGCGTGAACGTGCGCGACTGGATGTTGATGCCGCCAAGCCCGCCCGCACGGTCGATGGCCGCAAGCATGCGGGCCGTGACGTCCGGAAGCTCTTCGGCTTTCCAGGCGTAGTAGCTCGGATCGTCGGCGAGCGTCCGCGCCAGATTGCGCGCGAACGCTTCCTTGAGTTGCTCTAGTCTCGTTGTCATTGGGGCGATTCCTTTTAAGCTGCAACGTGCAACCGGTCGCGACGCGAACGCCACTTCTCATACGGCATGCCTTGCCGATAGGGCGCGGTGTAACCGTTGCACTCGATAGGGTCGAACGTGGCGACGACGTCGCCGTCCCGCTCGGCATGCGCGCTGCGGATCGACGGCACGCCAAGCTTGGCGATGGCCTTCAGATCGCTGATCGGGAAAGCCCGCTTCGTGCGATAGCCCGAGCACACGACGCGCAGGCCCAGCCCCGCGTTGATCGGCTTGCCTTCCTGCGACGAAAACGACATGCGAACCTGCGTGTCATCTTCGAACGTGACGACCATCGACGGGCCGCGTCGGTTCGATTTGCCTTTCGTGACGTAGTCGGCGATTTCGGTGTGGCCATCGGATCGCGGCATCGTTTTGCCGACGCGCGGTTGCGGGAGAACGTCGCGCAAGAGCTTCGCGACGGCGCGCCAATCGGCCTTGTCCGGTCGCTTCAGCGCGGCATCGTAGGCGGCAATGGCTTCAAGCTTCGGTGACATGGGTGACTCCGTTTCATGTGTTCGCCGTTTTGCACCGGCGTGATGCGAGATGCATCAACGACGCCGCCCGCATGGGGCGGCGCTTTGATACGACTCTAACTTTTCTCGTTTTCGTCTTTCGGACACGCGCCGTTGTAGTGGTCTTCGAACGGCATTCGGCAATTTGCACAAACGTCTGGGCGCGATCCGAGTCCGATCTCTTGCTTGAAGTGGCTATGCGTCGAGAACCTCGATGGCTGCGCGGGCTTCGGCTTGTGCGTCCGTTTTGTGGCTTTCCGTCTCCCGGCCTCGTGCGTGGTGTGTAAATTTTTTGTCCAAGGGCAGTAGCTCATTGGTGACTCCGTTTGTGAGAGTGGGCTTGCAAAGGGCCGGGCGGCCACGCGGGCCGCCCGGCAGTTTTCAGTGCGCACCGACGTCGATGCACGGCGCACCCCACGGGGCGTTCGCGATAAGCTCGCGCACCCGCTGCGGATAGCCGGTCACGGCGAACAGCGTCGGGCAATGCGGCTCGACGCCGGGGTCGCCGATCTCAAGGTCGGTGAAGCAGACGATCAGCGATGCGTCGTCGTGCTCTTCCGCGACGTACTCAAACAGCGGCTTCATGTCGGTGCCGCCACCGCCGCGCGGGTCGAACTCGATCTCGTCGCCCGTGCGGTAGGTGTCAACACGCGTGACCGCCGTGTCGCCGTAGATCACGACGGCCTCGTCAACAATACGGTCGTCAAGCGCGGCCTGCGCCTCGTCGCGAACAAGCTGCAACGCCACCGGGTCGCTGTAGATCGATCCGCTGGTATCGATCAGAAAGCACGCCTTGTTCACGCCGTCGCGCTGCGAGCCGGGCAGGACTACGCCCCGGCCGATGTGGCGACGGTTCGGCCTATTCCAGGTCTCGGTGCGAAGCGCACCTTGATCGAAATAGGACCGCAGCACCTCGCGCCAGTCTTGGGTCGGATTATTCGACCGTTCGATCTCGCGCGTGATGTGGCCGGGGCACTGCCCGATAGCCTTCGCCAGCGATGCCGCTTGCCGCGTGATCCGCTCCCACTTGGCATCTTGCTCGGAGAGATCACCCGGCTCGTCGCTCGCGTCGAGCACCTCGCCGCAGCCGCCGACGTCGCCGACGACCGGCTTGCTGCCAGCGCCCTCGCCGTCCGCGTCGCCCGCGCCAGAGCCTTCGCCCTGGTCGTCGCCCTCGGCGTCGCCGCTGCCGTTGCCAGCACCGTTGCCGCCTTCAGCGTCAGAGCCTTCGCCCTCGGCGTCGCCGCCCTGGCCTTCGCCGTCGTCGGCATCGCCGCCAGAACCTGCGTCCTGATCAGCGTCACCATCGTCGGCGTCGCCCGAACCGCCCTCGCCCTGGTCGTCGCCAGCGTCGTCGCTCGCGTCGTCGCCCTGGTTCTTGCCCTGGTCGTCGCCAGCGTCGTTGCTGTCGTCGCCGTTGGACTGCGGCTGCTCGTCTTCGTCGGCATCGCCGTCGCCTTCCTGCGGCTGCGGCTGTTGCTGCTGTTGCTGCGCGGCCTCGTCAAGCTCAAGGCACCGGTAGATTTCCTCGGCGCTCATGCCGCGAAACCTCGCGTCGAGCAAGATGCCCGGCGGCGGCACGAAGCCTTCGTCAACGAGATCGATGTTGATCCCGTAGTCGCAAGCCCTATTCCATCGCTCCGGGTCGCGACCGTTGCGCCGTGTGCTGTGATGTCGGGCATCGTGCTCGCTCTCGTGCGCCTGCACGAACAACACGTTGTCCTGTTTCAGCGTGGCGATGTAGTCGGGATTCCAGAAGTGCTGGCGTCCGTTCGTCGCCGCAGTCTCGTGCTTGCGGGTGATGATCGGCTCGACGTTCGAGACGAGCACACCGTAGAACCGCCGCGACATGATCAGTTCGCTGCGCGCCCGCTGGACGCGCTGCATTGCGGTGGTGGTGAGAAGGTCTGACATGGGTGACTCCGTTTGGTGGAAGCCCCCGCATTCGCGCGGGGGATAGATCAAGCCAGGAATTGCGAAACCGCTTTCACGATCTCGTCGGCCGACTTTTTGACCGACTCGCGAGCGGCGTCATTCTTCCGAAGCTCGGCCGCATCTTCCGCGCACAACTCTTTCAAGATGCGCTTGGTGATCGCGTTGAGCTTCGGGTCGTCGGTGAGGTTGAAGGCGGGCAGCAACTCGGCAAGGTCGCGCACGTTATCGACCAGCGAGTTGAGAAAGAAATTTCGCTTGCCGTCTTTGCCGAGATTGCCCGAATTGTACTCCCGCAACTTCTCGGCCATGTGGCCGACAGCTTCGGTGATCCGCTCCGCAGTGTGGCGCAGCGTATCGTTGCCGACGCGAGCCGTTGTTTGCTCCAACTCGCGCTTGATGTCGGCGACCGTGTCGTCATCCAGGTCGGCGCGGAAGTCAGCCGAGTCGGGAAACGGCAGGATCGTCATGTCGAGCTTGAACTTGCTCCTGATCTGCTCGACCGGCGGATAGTCGGCCTCGCTGAACAGACCGTTGAGCGCAACTTTGCGCTCGGCGATGTACTGCGGATAGTCGCGAGCGAAGTCATCCGCAGCGGTGTCGAACTCGCGCTTGAGCTTGCGGAATTTCTCCGAGAACTTGGCGAACAACGCGTTGGGCAGAACGCGCGGGCCTTCGTCGGCCCACGGGTGCGTCAGTTCGTAGTGCAGCGCCCGCGCCGCCGACACGAGTGCGTTGATCTCCGCAAGCCGCTCTTTCTGGATCAGCAGCTTGTGATAGGTGCCAGCATCGTCGGATGCGTGATGGCGGCGGTTCGTCTCGGCGGTGACGCGCTTGTCTTTTTTGCGCGCCGTCCACTGCGAGATGGTGACAGACACCAGCACGGCCTTGCGGGCGAGCGGCGTGGCGATTTTCTTAGACATGGGTGGGTGACTCCGTTTCAGAAAACAATGGCGGCGCATTCGCGCGCCGCCCCGTGCATTACATCTGCACGATCAGGTCTTGATTCTCGACGGCCCACTTGCCGTAGGTCGTCGTTTCCTTGAGCTTGGGATTGCGCAACGTCGCGTCGTGCATCACCAGAAGCTCGCTCTCGCGATGGTTCAGGCGCTTCACATACGTGACGATGTTCTGCAGGTTCTTGCGGTCGGCCATCCGGCCGAGGCCGGTGCAGACGGCGTAGCGGCTCGACGGCTCAGTCGGCACGGGCGCGCTGTTCGGATCGCGCACGATGTCTTCCAGCGAGCCGAGGCTGCGATAGAGTTCGATGAAGCCATCAAGCTCGGCCGCCGCCGCGTCGCCGATGCAGCCAGCGAAAAGCTGCATCCGCACATCCTTCGGTGCGTCCACGTACTCGGCCGCATCGGTCAGCGACCGGGGCGTCGGGAACGCGTTCTCGTCGCCGCGCGGCATGATGTGCAGCACGTCTTTGCCGCGAAGCCGAATGAGGGCGACAAGCTCGGGCGCGACGTTCGCCGTCGTCGCCCAATCGCACCACGCTTTCACGTCAACCTCGACGTAGATGTGCGCGAAGCGATTGCGCAGAGCGGTCGGCATCCGCTGGGCGGCGGCACGGTCGCTCACGCGATTGCCTGCCGCGACGATCACCCAGCCGTCAGGGAGCTTGTAGTCGCCAACCCGGCGCTCCCAGATCAGTTGGAAGAGCACGGCCATCATCTGCGGGCTGGCCGTGTTGATCTCGTCAAGGAAGAGAATGCCGTGCTCGCCGTCGCGATCAACGCGCGGAAGCTCGTCAGGAACGAGCCAGCGCGTCGTGCCGGTTTTCAGATCGGGCACCGGGATGCCGCGAACGTCAACCGGCTCACGAATGTTGGCGCGAAAGTCGATCACCTTCCAGCCGAGTATCGCTGCGATCTGGTAGACGATGGCCGACTTGCCGATGCCGGGAGGCCCCCAGAGCATCGCGGACTTGCGCTTGCCGATGTAGTGTTGAAGCAGCACCGCCGCGAACGCGATGGTGACCGGCTTGACTTCAGGAAGGATGGCGGTTGCCATTGGGGTGACTCCGTTTTTGGATTGGACGCCGTTTGCAGCGGCGGATGCGAGATGCATCAATGACGCGGCCCGCTCGGGGCCGCGCTTTGATGTGACTCAGATGATGTAGTCGGGTGACGTCGGCTCGCCTGCGAACCATTTCTTTTCGGCCAGCAGATCGGTTGCGATCTCGGCCGCCTCGTCATCGTCAAGCGTGACGTCGAGGTAGGACCACACGGCGACGAACAGCGGTTCGAAGCCGCACTGCCAACCGACAAGCCGCGCATTCGACGGCATGTCGGCGAGCTTGCGTTCCGACAACGCGTCGTCAACGCAGAACGAAACGTAGGGCAGTGCTTGATTGCGTGTCATGGGTGACTCCTGTTGTGAGATGCATCAATAATGCGGCGGCTCGAAAGCCGCCGCAGTGTTTGATGTTACTCATTTCATTTTGGTGGGGCGCTTCGTTCTCTGGCATTGCCAACATGGCCACCGCGCTCTGCAGTTCCCCGTTTTCGGCTCGCATCAATCCTCGCTTCCCCACTTGAACCCCGCCATCGTCCTCATTTGCGAGCGGCACCGGGCACAGGGAGCTACTTTTCCGCAGCAACGTCGGTGGCATTGCCCGTGGGCGTTGCCGGTGTCGCGCGATCAGCGTTCCGTCGGGAGTTCTCTGGTGCGCCCGTATCTGGCGCTTTGCGAGTGGTCGGCCCCGAAGGCCCTAGGTGACGTCTGGCTACTGCACTAGGTCACCGACTGGACTGGCTACTGCCGTCCAACCATCAATAAATATAGTGACACCATGTCACTTTTGCAAGTGCCTTGTTTTGCCCCTATCATGCTGTAATTACTACATTTTTTGTTGCAATCGTCCGGCTGGCGTTTCCAAATGCCGGAAATCGAGCGCGGGCGCACTCTTTGGTGCGCGGCCGGAAACAACAACTGTGAGGAGAGTTGAAATGCGCGGACGTCGGCCGATTCCGACACATCTGAAGCTGTTGCGCGGCAACCCAGGCAAGCGACCCCTGCCCGCGAACGAAGTGCAGCCGACAGTCCCGGAGCACGTCCCTTGCCCGCCGCCGTTTCTCGAAGACCACGCGCGGGAGGAATGGCACCGCATCGCGGCGCAGCTTTGCCGCCTCAACCTCCTCACCATCGTGGATGTGAATCCGCTCGCGGCCTACTGCCAAGCTTACGCGCGCTGGCGCTTAGCCGAGGAAGCTCTCGCCGAAATGAGGAAGCGTGATCCGATGCTCAACGCTCTGATGCTCAGAGCGAAGAACGGCACGCCGATGCAGAACCCGCTCGTGTTGACGTCAGCACGGGCCGCAGCAGACATGGTCAGATATGCCGTCGAATTCGGACTCACCCCATCCGCAAGAGCGCGCATCGCTGCCGGGCCTAATGGCGACGACGGTGGCGGCAAGTTCAGCGGCCTCATCGGCTAAGGGGCGCATAACCCGCGACCGAGATCGCGCTCAAGACGTCATCGACTTCATCGAGAAGCTGACGATCCCGAGCGGCATCGGCCAGGGCAAGCCGTTCAAGCTTGACGAGTGGGAACGCGATTTTATCCGCGACATCTATGAGCCGCACCGGCGCAGAAAGCGCGTGGTGCGGAGGGCGATCCTGTCAGTCGCGAGAAAAAATGGGAAGACCGCTCTAATCGCGTGCATCGCGCTCGCGAACCTCGTCGGTCCCGAGGCGATCCCCAACGGCGAAATCTACTCGGCCGCGAACGACCGCGACCAAGCCAGCATCGTGTTCAAGTTCGCAAAGCAGATTGTCGAATACGAGCCTGAGCTACGCGCCAAGATCGAGATCGTCCCGTCAACAAAGACGATGATCGGGCTTCCCACCGGCTCGATCTATCGCGCGGTGTCGGCCGAGGCCGGGACCAAGCACGGCTACATGCCGAGCGTCGTGATCTACGACGAACTGGCGCAGGCGAAGAACCGCGATCTCTACGACGTACTCGACACATCGTTCGGCGCACGCACCGAGCCGCTGTTCGTCGTCATCTCGACGCAGTCGAACGATCCCGAGCACATCCTGTCGAAGTTGATCGATGACGGCTTGGCGGGCATCGATCCGACCATCGTCTGCCATCTCTACGCGGCCGACGAAGATTGCGAACTGGACGACGAGAAGCAGTGGAAGAAAGCAAACCCTGCCCTCGGAAAATTCCGCGACCGCGAGGATTTGGTCGCGGCCGTCGCCAAGGCGATGCGCATGCCAGCGGAAGAACCAAAGGTGCGCAATCTGTTCTTGAACCAGCGTGTTGCCCCGGTGGCATCGCTGATCTCGCGCGCCGAGTGGATGGCTTGCGCGGGGAAGGCCGAGTTCATCGATGGCGAGGAAGTCTACCTTGCGCTCGATCTTTCCAGCGTTGCCGATCTCACCGCGCTGGTCATGGCGTCGGCGGACGAACCAGCGCGCGTCCGGCCGTTCTTTTGGAAGCCGCTCGATCTCCTGATCGAGCATTCAGGCCGCGACTTCGGCACCGGCACGCATCGCTATCGTGAGTGGGTCGCGGCCGGGCATCTTCTCACAAGCCCAGGCAAGAGCATCGACCCGGAAACCATCGCGATGTTCGTCGGCGATCTCACAAAGACCTACAAGGTGCGCGGGCTGGCCTACGACCGATGGCGCATCAACGATCTCCTGCGTGAGTTCGACCGGATTGGGCTGCAAGCCTATGAAGATGGGGAGAAGGGCGGCGATGGATTGCGTCTTGTGCCGTGGGGCCAGGGCTTCAAGGACATGGCTCCGGCAATTGATGCGCTCGAACTCGGCATCCTTGAGCGGTCGCTCATCCATCCGAACAATCCAGTCCTCAATTGGAATATGGCGAACGCCGTCGCCGTCCTCGACCCGGCGGGCAACCGCAAGCTCGACAAAGAAAAAGCCCGCTTCCGCATCGACGGCGCGGTGGCCCTCTCGATGGTGATGGGTCTGCGTTCGCGGGATCGCAAGACGAAGCAGATCGACATCGACACGCTGATCGCATGACGTCGCACACCATCAAGGGCGTGATCGCGTTCTCGTGCGATGAGTGTCCCGAGACATACGAGCCGCACGATCAGCGGGAGTTCGCCGCCGCATGGGCGGAAGCGCGTGCCCTCGGCTGGCGTGCCTACAAGCACGGCTGGAGCGATTACGAGCACGCGTGCCCAGCGTGTGCGCGTAAGGGCGAAAGCTGATCCAACATTGGAGCGAGGTTCATGACCTACAATCGAATCTGCATTTCGTCGGGCCATGGCAAATATATTCGCGGCGCCAGCGGCGTGCTGGACGAGGTGGACGAGGCGCGCAAGGTGGTCGAGCGCGTCGCCGACAAGCTGCGCGACCGAGGCATCTGGGTGGACGTCTTCCACGACAACACGAGCCACGACCAGAACACGAACCTGCACACCATCGTGGATCACCACAACGCGGAGATGCGCGACCTCGACGTGTCGGTGCATTTCAACGCCTACGTCGAGACGACGAATCCGATGGGCGTCGAATGCCTCTATGTCACGCAGGGCGCGCTCTCCGGTGAAATCTCCAGCGCCATCGCCGACTGCGGGTTCATCGACCGTGGTGCAAAAAAAAGAACCGACCTCTATTTTTTGAACTCGACGGAGATGCCCAGCATCTTGATCGAGACATGCTTCGTGGACTCGACCGCCGATGCCGAGGTCTATCGCGAAAACTTCGATGCGATCTGCGAAGCCATCGCGGGCGTGCTGGGCGGCGCGGAGGAAGTCGAACAGCCGCCGCCGGGCGAGGAACGGCCGCCGCGACCGGAACGGCCGCCGCCGGTGCAGCCACCCGGTCG